CTGGTAAAATTTCCCCACCAAAACATTTAAATAAAGAGCAGAAAAAAATATTTAGAAATATTGTTAAGGAATTAGAGGGTAGTGAAATATTAGGAAACCTAGATATTTATATATTATCTACATGTGCTATATCTTTAGATAGAATTGAAACTATTGAAACTATGATAAATGAAAATCCAGAACTAATTTCTGATAAGGACCTAAGATTAGCAAATACTAAATATACAAACGATTTTTTTAGGTGCTGCAATGAATTATCTCTCTCTCCGCAGAGTAGAGCAAAGATAGGGAATTTATCCTTACAAAAACAACAAGAAGAACAAGATCCATTATTAAAAGTATTAAGTGGTGGTAAGCAATGAAACTATTAGACAGGGCAAAAAGATATGCTAATGACGTTATTGGCGGCAAAGAAATAACTACAAAAGAAGTAAGAAAACAATGTAAATGGTTTTTAAGAGACTTAGGAAAACAGAAAAAAGAAGATTATCCTTATTATATGGATGAAGAACAGTTAGAAGTTGTAGAAGGAATATTAAAATTATTAAATTTTGCAACAGGTTTAAATGTAGTAGGACAAAGTATATTTGAAGGCTTGGTAGATTTCCAAGCTTTTTTTATTGCCAATATATTCGGATGGAGATTTAAAGATAATCCTGAAAAATTTAGATATAGAGATGTAATCTTATTCATCCCCAGGAAGAATGCCAAAACATTTATAGCGGCAGTTGTATTCATAATTCTAATGCTTACAGAAGATGATTATTCAGAATTCTATTCAATATGCTTAGATAGAGAATTAGCTGGAGAAGTTAAAAAAGCTATGATGCAAATTATTGACGCAAGCCCAGCTATAACTAATCGCTTCAAAACATCCACTACATTAAGCGGAAAGATAACTTGTAAACTTACTAATAGTTATTATCAAGCTAGAACTGCGGAAAGTAGCAGGAATAATGCTATTAGACCAAGTGCATTTATCGCTGATGAGTGTGGAGCATTTAAAGACTATAAAAATATAAACGCTATGAAATCTGGACAACTAAATGTTAAAAATCCCTTAAGGTTTAAATTGACTACTGCTTATGCAGAGGATCAATCAATAATGTTAGAGGAATTAGATTATATCAAGAAAGTGTTTAATGAACTTATAGAAGACGAAAGAATGTTTGCATTGCTTTATTATGCAGAAAAAGAACATCTTTGGGATGATACAGGATTATGCCAAGCTAATCCATTGAGAATAGAAGAAAACTACAATGAAATTAGAGATAATAGAAAGATGGCCCTAGAAAAACCAGGAGAAAGAGAAGAATATCTTTGTAAGCACATGAATTATTTTCTTCCATCAAATAGTGGAGAATCATTTATAAAAATAGAGGACCTAAGAAAATGCAAAATAGATGAATTCGATTGGGGTGGTAGACAAGTATGGTTAGGATTAGACTTGGCACAAACAACCGATAATTGTGGACTTGCTATGGTAACGGAAGAAGATGGAAATATAATAGCCAATGCAATAGGATTTATTCCAAGTGAAAGAATAGAAGAAAAATCCAAGCTAGAAAAAGAAGATTATAGATATTATATATCTAAAAAATGGTGCTATGATTGTGGAGATTTTGTAGTAGATTATGGGTTTATTGAAGATATGATTTTATCAATAGAAGAAAAATACAATGTTACAGTAATGGGGATAGGATATGACAGATACAACGCTCTTTCTACAGCACAAAAAATAGAAAACGAAGGTCATAAGACTGTAGAAGTAAAGCAGCATTCATCAGTATTACATCCGGCTACAAAACTATTAAAAGAGCAAATACTTAGTAAAAGATTTAGGTACACAGAAAATAAACTATTAGAAGTAAATTTCCAAAATGCAAAAGTGGTAGAAGATAATAATAAAAATATATATGTAAATAAGAAAAAATCAACTGGCAAAATAGATTTAGTGGCTGCAATGATAAATGCTATATATTTATTGCAATTAGATGTAATATTCAATCCTGATATGGATTGGGCAATACAAGTAGGTTAGGAGGTGATAATTTGGGATTAATACAACAATGGAGAGAATTTAGGGAATACAGGCAAGAAAGTCGAATGACATTAGAAGAAGTCTTGTTACAGGCAGGACTATTAAGAGATACAATAACTAAGACAGAAGCTTTGAATATATCATCTGTGGCTGGGTGCGTAGAGTTAATATCTAACACTATAGCAATACTACCTATAAAGTTGTATAAGGACGTGGGTGGCAAAATAGAGATAGTAGAGGATAATAGAGTCAACCTACTAAACGATGATACAGGAGATACTCTAGACGGATTTCAATTCAAAAAGGCGATAGTAGAAGATTATCTCCTAAATGGTGCAGGATATGCTTATATCAACAAAGAAAGAAACAATGTAAAATCAATACATTATGTAGATTATGACAATGTATCAGTAATTATGAATGTGGATCCGATATTTAAATCTTATGACATTATGGTAAATGGTAAAACTTACAGAGATTTTGAGTTTATAAAAGTAACTAGAAAAACTAAGGATGGCGTTACTGGAGAAGGGATTATAAAAGAAAATAAAGAAATATTATCAGTAGCTTATAATTCTTTAGTATATGAAAATGTGTTAGTGAAAACTGGTGGAAACAAAAAAGGATTTTTAAAATCCCAAAGAAGATTATCAAAGGATGCAATAGAAGAATTAAAGGCAGCTTGGAACAATCTCTATAAAAACAATACAGAAAACGTAATAGTATTAAATGAAGGATTGGAGTTCCAAGAGTCTAGTAATACATCTGTAGAAATGCAATTAAACGAGAATAAAAGAACTAATGCAATAGAAATATGCAAACTATTTAATGTTCCTCCAATATTACTAGAAGGGAATGCAAATTCAACAGATGCAATGTATAACAATTTCATAAAATTAGCTATACTGCCTATTTTAAACGCAATAGAAACAGCTTTAAACAAAGACTTACTTTTACCTAGTGAGAAGGAGTCTTTTTTCTTTGCCTTTGACACAAAAGATTTATTAAAAGGTGATATGGAAAAAAGATATAAAGCTTATGAAGTGGCAGTAAAAAATGGTATTTTGCAGATTGATGAAGTTAGGTATAAGGAAAATTTAGAACCACTAGGATTAGATTTTATTAAACTAGGACTACAAGATGTACTTTACAATCCTAAGACTAAAGAAATATATACTCCTAACACAAATAAAACTGCCGATATGGACAAATTAGATAAATTGGAGGGAGGTGAGACTATTGAGAATTGAGATAAGGGGAAACCAGGTAATGCTTGATGGATATGTAAATGCAGTAGGAAGAGATTCAAGAGTTTTACCTTCTCCTAAAGGTAAATTTATAGAACAAATAAAGCCTAAGACATTTCAAAGGGCATTGGAAAAAGCTGACAATGTAGATTTATTATTTAATCATCAAAAAAATAGAAAATTAGGTAGCACAAAAGAAGGTAATTTAGAACTTTATGAAGATAATATAGGCCTTAGAGCAATAGCCACTGTATTAGATGATGAAGTTGTCAAAAAAGCTAAAAATGGCGAATTGAAAGGTTGGTCATTTGGTTTTTATACTAACAAAGACTCTTGGGAGGAAGGTCCAGACGGAATTCAAAGAAGATACCTAGAGGACATTGACCTTTTAGAAGTGTCTATTTTAGACAAAACTCCAGCTTATATTGCAACAACAATAGAGCGGAGAGGGGAGGAAAATGTATTAACAGAAACTAGGGGAGAAGATTTCAAAGCAGTAATAGAAGATAATTCTCCAGAAGAAAGAAAAAAATCAACAGACTATAGTGTCTATGAAAAAGAAATAGAATTTATAAAAATGAAAGGTGGTAAATAATTATGAAAAAGTTTAGAGCATTAGAAACAAGGTCTATGCCTACATTTATAGAACAAAGAAATAATCTGTTAGATGAAATGGAAGGGCTATTAAACAAAGTAAAAGAAGAAACTAGAGCATTTACAGAAAAAGAAAGTACTAGATATGATGAAATTAAGAAGGAAATTGAACAACTAGACAAAACTATCAAGGCAGAGGAAGAAGCTAGAGCACTAGAGAAAAAAGAAGAGAAAAAAACTACCGAAGTTGAAACAAGAGAACTAGCAGAAGAAAGAGCATTCGAGAACTACCTTAGAGGTGTAGTAGAAGAAAGAGCGGATGTAAACTTAACTACAGGAGACAATGGAGCAGTAATTCCTTCATCTATTGCTAATAAAATCATAAAAAAGGTATATGACATTTGTCCTGTGTACCAATTAGCAACTAGATATAATGTTGGTGGAACACTAAATATACCTTATTATGATGAAGAAACTCAGTCAATTACAATGGCCTATGCAACTGAATTCCAAGACTTAGAGTCTACTTCTGGTAAATTCCTAAGCATTGAATTAAAAGGATTCCTAGCTGGAGCATTGACAAAAGTATCAAGGTCATTAATCAACAATTCACAGTTTGCAATAGTACCATTTGTTATAAATGCTATGGCAGAATCTATTTCAAGATGGATTGAAAATGAATTACTAAATGGTACAGCAGATAAAGTAGCGGGATTATCTACAGTAACTCAAGAAGTGGCAGCTGCAAGCTCAACAGCTACTACTACAGACGAACTTATTGATTTGCAAGAATCAATTCCTGACGCTTACCAAGGACCAGCAATTTGGATTATGAATAAAGCTACTAGAACAGCTATAAGAAAACTAAAAGATAATGATGGAAACTACATCTTAAACAAAGATGCTACTTCTAGATGGGGATATACTTTATTTGGGAAAGATGTTTATACATCTGACAATATGCCAGTAATGGAAGCAGGAAAAACAGCTATTTATTATGGTGATATGAGTGGGCTAGCAGTAAAACTATCAGAAGCAATGAACATTGAAGTATTGAGAGAAAAGTTCGCAACTCAACACGCCATAGGAATTGTAGGTTGGATTGAATTAGACTCTAAAGTTGAAAATGCACAAAAGATTGCCAAACTAACAATGAAGGCGGGTGCATAGTATGAAAGTTAAAGCACTGGTTAATTTCTCCGGTGCTTTTTCTATGTATAAGGGAGAAATAAGGGAGTGTAACGATAAAGTTATACTCCAAGACCTTCTCCAAGCCAAGTATGTAGAAGAAGTGAAGGAGGAGAAACCTAAAGCTAAAAAGCAGGTGAAGAAATGATTTTTAGTGAAGTAACTGTAAATGATTTAAAAGATTACGCAAAAGTAGACCATAATGATGAAGATGCATTGTTTAAGACAATATTAGAAGGTGCTAAATCACATATAAGAACTTATACTGGACTAACGGATGAAAAGTTAGATACATTACCAGATATGACTATAGCTTTATATGTAATTGCTAATGAAATGTATGAGAATAGGACAGGTACAAGTATTTATAATAAGGCTAGTAAGTTTAATGAACTATTAGACAGAATACTTGGAAGTCATTCAGTTAATCTGTTGTAAGGAGTGATAAATAATGAACCCAGGAAGAATGAAAGATAGAATAACATTTCAAACTAAAGTAGAACCAGAAGGGCCCTTTAATCCTCTAGACGAATACGAAGATTATGTATCTCTATGGGCTGAAACTAGGTTTTTAAGGGGTAAAAATTTCTATGCAGCAAGAGCGGCCAATGTAAAAACTGATGTAGAATGGAAAATACGATACAGGGCAGATTTAGACGAAACTATGAGAATTAAATTTAATGGTAAATTCTACAATATTGAAGGAATATTACCCCTAGATAATGACAGAATGTATTTATTAATTAAAGCTTATGAAATTAAACATGATATGTAGAATGTTTCCTCCTGATACTGTATAATGTTGGTAAAAGGGAGGGAGATTTATGGACAAAGAAAAAATAGGCAGAGGAATAGTAAAAGGGGCTAAATGGCTAATGGTTGTAATGTGGACAATAGTATTAATTTTGCTAACAATATTGATTAAAAAGAATATAACCCTATCTGCCCAAAACATAAGAAAAGATGTAGCTGAAAATTTTAAAAATAGTGATTTTAGCGTGGTGCATTTAGACGATAGTGTAAACATTACAATTTCAACAAAAGCAGACACAAAAGATATAATACCACAGGTTAGGAATTTATATAGAAAATTAAGCAAGTATAAATTAACTAATAATGTAGACACCATATCACTAATTATAGGAGATATGAATGATAGACCAATTATGTATAGTAAAATAGAATTACAGAACCTAAAGCAAGTTAAATGGGATAATATAAAAACTTATGAAGGTGCCATTGAAATTTTGAACATTAAGATTAAGTAGTCCAAATAGGGCTACTTTTTTATTTGAGGTGAGGCTATGACTGTAAATATAGAATTTGATTTCTCTAACATAGAAGATGAAATGTTAAAGATGGTAGATGATATAGCAAAAGCAGAGGAAAGAATAATATTAAGATCAGCCCAATTGGTTCGGGACAGAATGAAACAAAAAGTAAATGTATCTGATATAAATTGGCCTGGATATAAACACATAAAAGATGATATAAAAATAAGTAGGTTAAAAGATGATAAAGCAGGCACTAAATACAGAGAAATATATGGCGGGAAAAAGACTGGGTTTAAATGGAAATATCTAGAATATGGCACTACAAAAATGAATGCTATTCCATTTATGCAACCAAGTCTTGAGGACACAGAATTAGAAAGACAAAGAATTGCCGAAGAAGAGTTAAGGAAGGCGATTGAAAAATGATAATGAAAGTATATAACATATTAAAGGAATTAAATGTACCAGTTAAGTGGAATATAAGACCTCCCACTTTTCCAAGTATAACCTATTTTTTTTACAACGAATATGGCCAAGAATTTGGAGATGGCGAAGAAATAGGGACTAACTATTCCTTGCAAGTTGATATTTGGTCTAAAAACGATTTTACTGAACTAACAGAACAAGTAAAAAACAAATTAGAAGAAAGTGGATTTTATAGGATTAGTGCTAATGAGTTTTACGAAGATGATGTTAAAGTTTATCATAAAGTTTTAAGATTTACCTATTTGGAAGGAGTGAAAAATAAATGAGTAAAGGATTTAAGATTAATATAAAAAATCTACATTACGCAGTGTTAACAAAAGATGATGAAACGGGTGTAGAATATGGGCCTATTCAAAAAATACCAGGACTTATGGAAATTACAGTAACACCTAATGTGCTTGAAGGGAAACTCTATGGAGATGGAGCAGTTAGAGACCAAGATTCCATACTTGAAAGTTTAGGGGTAGCAATGAACTTGAATAAGCTACCTTTAAAGAACAGAGCAGAGCTGAGAGGTAACACATATGAAGCTGGGGAACTAATAGAGAATAGAGATGATAAGGCACCTTATTTAGCCATGGGATGGGAAGTAGAAACTACAACAGGAAAACCAGAGTTAACATGGCTTTTAAAAGGTAAAATGGCTCCACCTACTGATGAGTTAAAACAAAGAGAAGGCGGAATAACTTACAATACTAACAATACCAATTTTACATTCATTCCAAGGGAATATGATGGAGATATAAGAAAATTCGCAGATGGGAATGATGAATTGATAGAAGCAACTAAAATTGAGAATTGGTTCAAGTCAGTACCGGGAACAGTAGTAGCTCCTTAATTGGGGCTACTTTTATTTTGAGGTGATTAAATGAAAAAAATAAACGTAAAACCAGCCAAAACTATAACTTTAGAATTTGAAGATGG